CTACATTAGGATATCTAGACGCAACGTCCTCGGTCCAAACACAATTAAACACAAAAACTACGTCAGGCTTTGCATTAGCAATGGCTGTCGCATTATAGGAAAAAATTATGGCACAAGATTTTAGAAACGATATACAAAGAAACGTAGGGACAAGTCCTCAAATATTGTTAGATGCAGGAGATTACGACGCCGTAATAGGAATTAGATGTTGTAATGTACACGCATCTTCAACTATTGCTTTGGATGTTTATATTGTAAACGGCGGAGATAATTATTACATCGCTAAAGATGTGAGCGTTCCACCAAATTCTGCAATTGAACTCATTCAAGGGGGAGCTAAAATTGTTCTTAAAGCTGGAGACGATTTGTATGCAGTCAGTGATGTTGCATCTTCCGTTGATATTGTTACTTCGTATATTGATACAATTAGTTCTTAAGGAGCATTATGACGGCAACAATAAATGGAATCCAATATATCGGAGGCTCATATGGGCCCGACGATTTTATACACAATCAAGCCTCTAGCTTGAATGTCACTCAAACAATTGAGAGCGGGGTCTTAGCAGGTCCAATTTCTATCCCTGCAACAATCACAATAACAGGAACATTGGTAGTTGTATGAGCAAAATAGAAGTAGATAAAGTAGATCCACAATCAGGAACAGCCCTAGAGATAGGTACTTCAGGAGATACTGTAACAGTACCCACTGGAGCAGGCCTAACAGTTGTAGATGAAGTAAAAACTAATAAAATTTCACCAGCAACAGGAGTTGCTTTTACACTTGGAGATTCAGGCGATACTTTTACAGTGCCTTCAGGTGCAACAATTACTAATAGTGGAACGGCTACTGGATTTGGCGGTGGAAAAATTAATCAAGTTATTACGGCAACCGATGTTACACAAAGAACTACTACATCAACTTCATTTGTTACGGGATCAAATACTTTATCGGCAACAATAACACCCTCAGCCAGCGATAGTAAAATTTTTATAATAGCTTCAAGTTCTGGTCAAAATAATACAGCAAGTGCATATTCTTATTATACTCTATATCGAGACGCTACAAATCTTGGAGATGCTACTGATGGAATGACAGTTGTTCAACAAGAAGCTGGAAGTAATAATGTTAAATTTTCAATAGCTCTTAGCAATTTAGATAGTCCTGCTTCAACTTCAGCAATTGTCTATCAATTATATATGAGATGTGGCAGTGGAACAGCGGTTTTAAATAGTGAAGGAGTTTTAGGTTCAATAACTGTAATGGAAGTATTAGCATAATGATAACAATTATTGAGGCAGTTTTAAATATAAATCCATCAGCACAAGTAAGTATTAGTGCAGATGATATTAATACTTTAATTTGGGAAAATGGTACAGCACCAATTTCTAAATCAGATATAGAAGCAAAACAAGCAGAACTACAAGCTGAATATGATGCTAAACAATATCAAAGAGATAGAGCAGCCGAATATCCAGCAATAGAAGATCAATTAGATGACATCTATCACAATGGAATTGATGGGTGGAAAGCAACTATAAAAGTAATAAAGGACAAATACCCTAAATAATGGTAAAATAAAATTATGGCATCAACAATTAAAGTAAATACAATCACAACAAATTCAGGGTGCACAGTAACTCTTGGAGAGTCAGGTAAAACTATTGCTTTAGCATGTGGTGCTAGTCAAACAGGTTTTGGAAGAACGGGCACAGTTGATTGGATTACAACTCCCAAAGTCACAGGGGATTCTCCAGTAACAGGTGTTACAGGAAAAGGATATTTTTTAAATACAACAGCAGGAGAAATTACAATTAACTTACCAGCAGGTTCGGCTGGAGATATTATTTCAATGGCGGATTACGCAGCCACTTGGCAAACAAATAAAGTCACAGTTTCACCCAACGGTTCAGAGAAAATTGGTTCATTAAATGAAGATGCAACTTTAGATACCGAAGGTCAATCCGTTACTTTTGTATATGTAGATTCAACACAAGGTTGGATTAATACAATGGACTCAACTTCTAATGTTAGAGGTGCCCCTCCTTATATAGTGGCAACAGGTGGAACTCCTTGTTCAGGAGCCATCGTTTGTACAAATTATAAACAACATACTTTTACAGGACCAGGAACCTTTACCGTTTGTAGCGTTGCGAGTTGTGCTGCCAATAATGCAGTAGCTTATATGGTAGTAGCAGGTGGTGGTACTGGTGGAGATGGTGGAACAGGAGAAGGCGGTGGTGGAGGAGGTGCAGGAGGATTTAGAGAAGGAACAACTGCGCCCATCGTTCCATATACAGCTTCCCCACTCGTAGCAGCAACAGGTATTACAGTTACAGCCACAGGTTATCCAATAACCATTGGAGCAGGAGGTACTCCTGGTGTAGGTGGTGGAAGTCCAGCACCAGCTCCAGTAGGAACTAATGGAAATCCCTCAACTTTTTCTTGTATTACTTCAGCAGGTGGTGGTTTGGGTACTGGAGGAGGAGCACATAGTGGCATGGGAGGTACTGGTGGATCAGGTGGTGGAGGAAATGCAAGATGTGGTCCAGGAACTCCAGGAAATAGAACTGGTCAAGCAGGTAATACACCTCCAGTTAGTCCACCACAAGGAAATACAGGTGGAAATGGATGTGGAACTCCAGCTAGAGGTGGTGGAGGTGGAGGTGCAACCGCAGTCGGTGGACCTTCTGTACCTACTCCAACTACAGGTGGGGTTGGTGGAGCAGGAGCAACAACTTCAATTGATGGCACTCCAACAGCATACGCAGGTGGTGGTGGCGGAGGAAATCAATGTGGACCAAGTCCAACAGGTGGTGCTGGTGGTACTGGTGGCGGAGGACAAGGTGGAAAAAATCAAGTAGGTGTTGCAGGAACAGTTAATACTGGTGGAGGTGGAGGTGGAAACTCTTGTGGTGGAAATTACCCACCGACTGGTAATGGTGGTGCAGGTGGATCAGGCGTAGTAGTTATAAGATATAGATTTCAATAATGAGTGAAGTAAAAGTAAATAAAATTAGTCCAAGAACAGCGTGTGGAACTGTTACATTAGGAGATAGTGGAGATACTATCGCTATTGGAACAGGTGTAACTACTTCTGGAATGGGTAGAACAGGTACAGTAGATTGGATAACCACTCCAAAAGTTACAGGTGATTCTCCAGTAACAGGGGTTACAGGCAAAGGTTATTTTATGAATACCACAGCTGGTCTTATAACAATTAATTTACCAGCAGGAGTCGCTGGATCAATAATTTCAGTTCAAGATTATGCACTAACTTTTGATACATATGCTTTAACAGTAGCCCCAAATGGTTCAGAAAAAATTAATGCTGGTGAAGCTGGTGAAAGTATAAGACTGGAGACAGAAGGACAAGGTGTAACTTTTGTATATGTGGATTCAACAGTAGGGTGGAAATCAGTTCAAGATAATGATTTTACGATAAAAGGATCATCTTATATAGTTGCTACTGGTGGTAACTCAGTAACTACTTGTGGTAATGACAAAATTCATGCTTTCACAGCTCCAGGAACATTTTGTGTTGCTTCTCTAGCTCCTGTTGCTGCCAACAATGAAGTATCATATTTAGTTGTTGCAGGTGGTGCTGGTGCAGGAACTTGTAGATCAGGAGGTGGTGGTGCTGGAGGATTTCGAGAAAATAAATCTCCTATAACTCCGTATACTGCATCTCCATTAGATGGATCTACTCCAATAACAGTTACAGCAAGTCCTTATTCAATTACCGTTGGTGGTGGTGGAGCAGGTGCAACTTCCAGATCAAATAATGGCGCTACGGGATCAAATTCAGTTTTTTCAAGTATAACCTCAGCAGGTGGCGGAGGGGGTGCAAGTGATGGGGCACCAGGTGGTGTCAATGGTGGTTCAGCAGGAGGTGCAGCAAATTCAGGTACAAAAGGAACTGGAAATACTCCTCCAACTAGTCCACCACAAGGTAATGATGGAGGATGTTCATCTAATGGTGATGGTGGCGGCGGAGGCGGTGGAGCGGCTGCTGTCGGAGGTGATCAATGTGGTACAACTGCTGGAGTAGGAGGAGCAGGTGCAGGCACTTTAATTAATCCTGCTACAGGCGAAACAGGTCCAGGCCCATCTCAATATTATGGTGGTGGTGGCGGTGGTGGTAATACAAGTTCACCAGGAGCTAAAGATGGAGGAATAGGTGGAGGTGGTAATGGTGTAGGTGGTGAGCCATCAAGTCCAGATACTGGTGGATCAGGAGACGCTAATACTGGCGGCGGTGGGGGTGGTAATGGTGGTCCTACTGGAGATGTAGCTGGTGGAGGTGGTGGATCAGGAATAGTAATTATAAGATATAGATATCAATAATGAATATAGATTTACATTTTAAATTAAGTATAATATAAGGAGAAACATTATGGCGCACTTCGCAAAACTAGGAGCAAACGGAAAAGTTATTCAAGTATTAACTTTGGATAATAAAGACATGCTTAATGCTGATGGTGTGGAAGATGAATCAGTAGGACAACAATATTTAGAGAGGCATAATAACTGGCCTGCTCAAATGTGGGTTCAAACATCTTACAATACGCATGGTGGAAAACATAAGTCGGGTGATGATTCTAAAGCTTTAAGAGGAAACTACGCAGGTATTGGGTTTACGTGGGACGAAGATAATAATTTATTCTACACTAAAAAACCTTATGCTTCATGGGTTTTAAATACTACAACAGCGAGTTGGCATTCACCAATTGGTGATGCTCCAGCATTAACTGAGGAAGAACAAGCAGCGAAGTCATTTTATGAATGGAATGAAACTGGTGGGTCTTGGGACTTGAAAACTCCATAACATAATATATAAGGGTGAGGTGGAAAAGAAAGTACTATCAGAAATAGGATTATATTACGGCGATGTTGAGATGCCTAAAGGTTTTGAAATAGACCGTAATAAACTTCAAGAAGACATTTTAAAATCACAAATCCATAATAAAGAATTCCCTTATTCCAGAACTTGGGATATGTTGAATACCTATCTAAGAGAACATATTAATGTGGAATATGGTTTTACTTTAATAAATAAAGAAACATGGGGAAATATTTATAAACCCAAAGAAGTTTCCATTCCTTTACTTCATATAGATCCCGTAGATTTAAGAAATTCTCCAGATTACACGTTGTTATATGGAGTGAACGTTAAAGACTGCAGTGTTCGAATTCACTATGATGCTAATCGAAGAGCAGGAAGAAGTTGGGATATGCCCTTAACAAACAATAAATTTATTATGTTCCCCTCTATGCAAATGTATTACATCACCAACAATCAAAAAGATTCCCTTAACTCTATTCTAACTATTACTCATGAATTTATCTAATTATTTTTGGTATTTTAAATCTGCACTTACACCACGATTTTGTGATGAAGTTATTAAATATGCTTTGGCTCAAAAAGAAACGATGGCGCTTACCGGAGGTTATGGCAGAGATAGAAATAAAAAACC